AAGTGTACCTGTTTCAAGGTTCTTATTTACTGTCTCAATGTATGAGCCGCTATTGCGGAATGGAACGTAACGATAGATAGTAGCGGTAGGCAATGCGTCAACCTCTCCATCTACGCCACCGTAAGTGATACCCGATGTGAAGTCGTCGTAGTTAGCAATCAATATTTCTTTAACGCCTCCGATACCTTCAAGGCATCCGAGCGTAAATCCAGTAGTCAATTCACAAGCCATATCTATATATTATTTTTATAAAGGGGTGAGTCTAAACCCACCCCTTTGATTAATGATTATCCCCAGTAGGTGATGTCCTCAGCAACTGCAATCTGCGCACCCAAGTAGAAACGCGCACCGTAACGAACGTTCTGCGATCCATCCAAGTTTTGCATATCCAAGATGAACACTTCGTTCATTTGGTTCTCCTGCCAAGTACCGAGCATAAGGTTAGACTTTTGCGCGAATACCAAGTAGTCAGCAGACATACCCGGGCAAACTGCAATTTCGTACATGCCTACAAAACGCTTGTTTACTTCAGGGCCACCTGTCAAGTACCAACCGTTACCCGCAGCGATTTGAGCTTGCATGTAGTATTCCCATGCAGCCTGTCCCATGTAGATAATTGGCTTTTCAGCAGCACCCTTAACGCCGTTTGTTGCGCCGTTAATCAAGTCCCAAATAGCATCAATGATAGTTGTCTCATCGATAGCACCTGAACCTACGCTAACAGCAGCAGATGCAGAAATCAAAGTTTCGAAACCATCGTATTCACCAGCTGTTGCGTTAACACCTGACCACATTACATTCTCGTTTTTTGCAGCGATACCACTTACCATACGCTCGATAATAGCGTCTTGGATTTGTGTGTTTACACGACCGCTCAATACATCAGATGCAGACCAGTCTGTGAAGAAATCTTTCTTACAGATTTGACGCTGAACTTGAAACTCTTCGAGAGTCAAGATGCGCTCAGTCAAAGTGATAGTACCTGTTGGTGTGAAGTCACATGTACCAGCGGCAAATGTTACATCATCATTGATTTTACGTGCTACTGATTTGTAAGGCACGTTTGGCTTTAGCGTTACATACTGCATTGAAGCATTTGCTTGCAAAGCCTTCTTTACGATTTCACCAGCTAATTCACCTGCATAGGTGGTGGTGAGTGAAGTTGTTGTTGGCATACTTAAATTAAATTATGAGGTGAATTATTTACTTTGTTTAGCACGCAGTCCTTCCATGAAGTCGCTGAATGAATTACCATTCGATGCGGCAACAGGTGCTGCGTTTTTCTTAAATTCTTGTGACTTAACAGAAGGTACTGCAGGAGCTTTCTTAACTGAAGCAAGTTCAGCCTTAATAGCTTCGGCATCATTCTTAGCAGATTCTACTGCGGCAGCTAGTTCGGTCTTCTCACCTTCTAGTGCGGCAATACGCTCGGACAATTGACCAATAACAGCAACGAGGTCTTCGCTGCTCATCTCAGTTGATTGTTCTTCTTTTTCGATTTCAGCAACTTTACCATCTTCGCCTACTACGACTTTGGTAACACCGTCCTCAAGCAGGTACTCACCTGCAGGTACTGGCACTGAATTGCCTTCAGCATCTTGTGTGTAAATGTCCACACCTACTACCCACTCATCAGCGGTAGAGTAGATTTTAGTACCATCGGCCAAAGTGCCTTCTACTGCAAACTTTACTTCCGTTGCCGGAGCTTCAGCCGCTGCAGTTTCCTCTTCGAACTTGATACCAACACTTGAAGGGTCAATGCCGTACTTATTGAATACGGATTTAATTTGTTCTTTGATATTCGACATTTGTTGGATATTTGGGTATAGTAGCAAAAGCATCGTTTTGTTACATCCAACAATCGTTGTATCTTAGCAATGTAAAAAATTACAACAATTATGAAAACACCCCAAGTAATGACTAGCAAGGTCACAGTGCGTATGACCGATAAGCAATTAAAGACTTTGCGTAAACAAGCCAAACAGCATAACATGAACGTTGCCGAATATGTCCGCGCCAGCGTCCTATGATAGATTAGTTTTGCTTAAAAAAAGAAGGCCCTCGTTAGGGCCTTTCTTTTTACACTCTAAATACCTTTAACCTTTTATGCTATTTAACCACGAGGCTAATATACACTATTTTTTGATTTGCATACGTGCCGTGTTATTTGTGCTGTCGTTATCAGGCACACCATTAACGGCTGTTATAGTCAACACGTAGTCAGTTGGCAATGGCACGGGTGGTGAGCTCACATTGTAAACGCTGCCCATTCTTACACTTTTACCAACCTCAATACGATCAGCACGATTCCAAGTACCCGTGAAGCCACCAACAAGGCCGTGGTTTACCTTTATGCTGGTAATAACCACATTGCCTTTGTTATAAAAGGTATACCATATACGCACACGGTTAGCATCCAGCCACTCGTATCTGTCAATAGTTACACTTGCATCTAATCCTTGTGCGGGTGGGTTGACTAGTGTAATGTTTAGACCTGTGCTAATGGTGTTATCATTCTCATTGGTTTCCTTAATGACCATGTTAGGGTCGATTGTAAGTGAGAATTGACACACACCCGTTTGATTGTTCGGCAATCCAAATGGTGTTGTTTTAGTCACTACCGTTTGGCCTTTTGGTATGGTCACATCACCGGTGTAGAATATAAACTTAGTACCATCTGGACGGGTAAACGTTAGATGCACAGTTGTAGTCACATCGCTAGTATGCACCTTGTCAAGATTAACGCTATAAGTCACGTTAACGCTACTGCCTTGCACAGCCGTTGGAAGTGTTGAGATGTTACCAAATAGGTTGTATTCAGCAACAGGCACAGGCACAGGGTCACCACCGTCTAAAGTCTTGGCAATGGTCACGGCATTGAACATGCTAACTACACCATAACCTAACTCTAAACTTTTACCATTGACATCATACACGTAGCCGCCCGTTTTACGGCATGCTTGGCGTAGCACATCCGTTACCTGCGCTTCAGTCAAGGTAGGATTGGCAAGAATAACACTTGCCGCTACACCCGCCATAACAGGGCATGAACACGATGTACCACTGAACGCAGTATAGTTGCTATCGGCCTTATAACCTGCAGCACCTGTGCGGTCGGTAGTGGGGCATGATGTGCCGGGAGCGGCTGCAAATGTCTTTGGCCCGTAGTTACTAAACGAAGCGCGTGCATTAGATTGATTCGATGCACCAACAGCATGCACCATAGGATAGATAGCTGGAGCTTGCGTGAAGTTTGGATTGGTTTGATTACCTGAACTTGCAAAGATTGGTATGCCCTTACCGCCACGCCCTATTGTTTTAGCTTGCGTTAATGCGTTTTGAAACAGTGGATATGCATTTGGATTGCTGCCGCCCCAACTCATTGAGATAGCAAGGCAGTTAGGGTTAGCTATTGCCTTGTTAGCCGCACGCGTTACTATAGTGTCCGATGTTTGAAAGCCACCACTACTAGTTGAACCGTAACCGATGTGCAGGAATTGCACCTTTAGCTTATTGTTTCCAAGTGAGGAAACACCTATGCCGTTATCCGTTGCCGCGCATATGAGTCCGCTGCATGGTGTGCCGTGCTTTTCATACTCACTCACTGGTCTTACATCGGCAGAATCCGTAACGCAGTTCCATGATGTATCACTAATGCGGCCAACTAAATCTTCATGGTCTACATCGCATGCAATATCCAGCACAGCCACCTCACCATATGCAGCACCGTCTATTAAAGACCATGCTTCTGCAGCTTGTTGATTAGGTAAGTGCCATTGCCCGGTATAAGTGTAGGCATCTCCGTCCATTGCGTATGGCTGTATGTAATCAGGCTCTACACTCGTAAATAGTTTGCTATCCATTAACGCTATGTAGAACTCATTGAACGCAGCGAAGGCAGGTACTTCTACGAATAGCGTATTAGTCAAGTTAAAGACCTCAGTAACTACTATTTTTTTCTTTGCTAAATACGCACGCGCTGCGTCTAAATCAGAGGCAACAAGTATGGCAAGACCTGTAGCAATTTGGTCTAGTGATCCATCAACTTCATTTACCTGTGAAACCTTAGTATGGTCGGGAGTAACACGCTCCTTGTCTTCAAACACGATGATGTTAAACGGCTCATGCACCGCAATGACATTAGCCTTTGTCTTGTTCTTGTTAAAGGATGCTTTATCCTTAAACTTAACGCTGTTTATTTTCATTTGGATGGGTTTACTTTACTCAATAGCTGGTCAAGCTCCAGCACCAACTCGGCTTCGTAGTTTTTAACGCCACTCATGGCTACACCTACTTCATTAAAAAAGCCTTCGATGCTGTAGCCTTTTATCTTGCCTTCCTTCACATCATTCCATACGTGTTCTTCGTCCACCTTAGTACCGATGAACCATGTACCATCGGGTAGTTCGGGCAAACCTAATTCAATGCTCTTATCATTCTTACCCTCTTTTAACCATGATTCTACAACCGTCACACCTGTTACGGGAATCTCATGCTGTAGGTTAGTGGTGTGCTGCAGATTTTTCTTAAAAAACTGATGTGCGATTGCTTGCACAGTTGCCTTTTCAAAGTACACATAGTAAGGCTCGCCCTTCTCATCATAACGTAGTATCTCTTTATCCGGGATAAGCGCGGGGCCGTATAACATTCTACGCTCATCATTCAATGCGCTTAGTTTCATCTTGCTTAGTGCTATCCAGTTCTCCTCAATAGCTGGTACATCGACAAGGCCCATCGCCGTAATGCCTAAACGCCCCTCTTCATCTATTACGCATTTTACTACTTTTCTTTTTTCCATGTTTCAAAGTTATTTATATTTGTTCGGTTTCGTCAATATATGTTTATCGCTTAGGTTTCAAGCTGTCCAAACGTGGGCAGCTTTTTTTATCCTAATCGCGCAAGGTCTTCAACACGTTGTCTTGTTTCAGCCGCACTAGCAACATCACTCGCTAACACGTATGCGCGTGGCGTAAGTTGTTCGGGTCTATCTTGCAGGAATGAAGCGGCTAATGGATTGAATTGTGCAACACCACCTCCACCTGTATCACCACTACCTGTAGATGGTACACTTGTGTTGGTGTCATTACCGCCTGTTGCACCACCACCAAACTGCGAGTTTTTAATCTTAATGATTTGTGCCAAACCTAATGCACCTGCAATGGCAGCTTCTACGAATTGTTGACCTGTGGCAAGTTTAATAGGGTTACCACCTGCAGTCAGCGCACCTGTTACGGCTGATGCTGTTTGCACAGTTGCAGCACCAATAGCTAGTGCTTTGTCTGTTTTAAACTTCTTAC